GCAGATGCGGTATTAGCAGGTGGTATCAGAAGAGCGGCACTAATTTCATTATTCTCTGCTGACGATGAGGAAATGATTTCTTGTAAGTCAGGAAATTGGTGGGAACAAAACGCACAAAGAGGTAGAGCAAACAACTCGGCAGTACTTCTTCGTCACAAAATTACTAAAGAATTCTTTACGGGTCTTTGGAAAAGAATTGAATTATCAGGAGCAGGAGAACCTGGAATCTATTTATCAAACGATAAAGATTGGGGAACTAACCCATGTTGTGAGATCGCACTTCGTCCTAATCAGTTCTGTAACTTATGTGAAGTAAATGCATCTGACATTGAATCACAAGAAGATTTTGAAGCAAGAGTTAAAGGAGCTGCGTTCATTGGAACACTACAAGCAGGTTATACTGATTTTCACTACCTAAGAGACGTTTGGAAAAGAACAACTGAGAAAGACGCACTTATTGGTGTTGGAATGACAGGAATTGGTTCGGGTGTTGTTTTAGGGTACGATATGAAATCGGCCGCTGAAATGGTTAACGTTGAAAACGAAAGAGTTGCGAAACTTATTGGTATTAACAAATCTGCAAGATCAACAACAGTTAAACCATCAGGAACATCGTCATTAGTGTTGGGAACTTCTTCAGGTATCCACGCATGGCACAATGACTTCTACTTAAGAAGAATCCGTGTTGGTAAAAATGAGGCTATCTATTCTTATTTGGCAATCAACCACCCTGATTTAGTTGAAGATGAGTTCTTCCGTCCTCACGATACGGCAGTTATCTCAATCCCACAAAAATCACCACAAGGATCAATCCTTAGACACGAATCCGTATTCCAAATGTTGGAACGTGTTAAGAAAGTATCTCAAGAGTGGGTTAGAAATGGACACAGAACAGGTCAAAACACACATAACGTATCTGCAACGGTTTCTATTAAAGAAGACGAGTGGGACTTGGTAGGTGATTGGATGTGGAACAATAGAAAATTCTATAATGGTTTATCAGTGTTACCATATAACGGAGGAACTTACACTCAAGCACCATTTGAGGATTGTACTGAAGAAGATTTTAACAAATTGTTAAGTGCATTGGAAGATGTAGATCTTACAAAAGTAATTGAATTACAGGACAATACAGACTTAAGAGGTGAAGTAGCGTGTGGAGCTAACGGATGTGAAATTTCTTAAATAAAATGAACGTAGGAGCATCTAAAGACTGGATACAACAGTTGTATGTTAGAGAATTTGGTCCAAAATTACAACCGAACGAGTTCTACTATAATAATCAAGGTATGATTGTTATGACCGAAGAATATCATGAACGTAGGGGTAGTTGTTGCGGAAGTAGGTGTTTACATTGTCCATATGATCCCAAGTGGGAGAAGGGTAGTAAAACGTTAAAAGAATCACGGCTTAGGTCGTGATTTTTATTTTATATGTATTTATTCAAAACACATAGATACTATATTTATTAGATATGGCAAATGGAATAACATACGGAATAAATTTTCCTTTTAGAGAATCTTACGTTGGTAAATATTTAGATATTTCTGATACAACTGAAGAAGAAGTAAGAAGTAATTTAATTCATTTATTGTTAACTAGAAAAGGGTATAGATATTATCTTCCTGATTTTGGAACAAGATTGTATGAGTATATTTTTGAACCTCTTGATGGACCCACATTTAGTGAAATTGAGGGTGAAATTAGAGACTCGGTTGAAAAATATATGCCTGGCGTACAGATAACAAATATTTCAATAACCGACGCTTCTTTAGGTGAGGAAAATAAGGGTACTTTTATTAATCCTGATGGAGAAAGAGAATTTAAAGTACAAGGTATAGGTGAAAAAGAACATACCGCAAAAATTAAAATAGACTATAAGGTCACAAATCAAGCCTTTGAAAGTAGTGATTTTGTTATTATCAATATTTAATAGTATATGGCTGAGAAAAAAATATCCTACACAACCAGAGATTTTCAAGGAATAAGAACCGAGTTAATTAATTTTACTCGAACTTATTATCCTGATTTGGTACAAAACTTTAACGATGCTGGGGTTTTCTCAGTGATGCTAGATCTAAACGCTGCCGTTACAGATAATTTACAATTTAATATTGATAGAAGTATCCAAGAAACGGTATTACAATTCGCTCAACAAAAATCTTCAGTTTATAATATTGCTAAGACTTACGGGTTAAAAATTCCTGGTCAAAGACCTTCAGTAGCATTAGTAGATTTTTCAATAACTGTTCCTGCATTTGGTGATAGAGAAGATTTAAGGTATTGTGGTATTCTAAGACGAGGATCTCAAGTAAGTGGTGCAGGACAACCATTTGAAACCGTTTATGATATTGATTTTGCATCAGCAATAAATTCTGAAGGGACATTAAATAGATTAAAGATTCCTAACTTTGATGCTAATGGTAAAATATTAAATTACAACATTGTAAAAAGGGAAGTTGTTGTAAACGGGTTTACAAAAGTATTCAAACGAGTTATCACGCCAAATGATGTTAAACCATTTTTTGAATTATTCTTACCTGAAAAAAATGTTTTAGGCATAACAAGTGTCCTTTTAAAAGACGGAACTCAATATAATACAATTCCAAACCCACAAGAATTTTTAGGATTAGATAATAGATGGTATGAAGTTAAGGCACTTGCCGAAGACAGAGTGTTCATTGAAGACCCAACTAAAGCATCTGATCAACCTGGTATTAAGGTTGGTAAATATATTTTAACCAACACTAAATTTACATCTGAGTATACACCTGAAGGTTATTTAAAAATGACATTTGGTGGTGGTAATGTTTCTGCGGAAGAACAACTTAGAGATTTCGCAAGATCTGGTAAAGGATTTGACTTAAATAAATATTCTAACAATTTAGCGTTAGGTGCGGCTCTTAAATCAAACTCAACATTGTTTATACAATACAGAGTTGGTGGTGGACAAGCAACTAACTTAGGTGTTAATGTAATTAACCAAATTGGTACGGTATCATTCTTTGTTAATGGTCCCTCAGAAAGTGTTAACAGATCTGTTATTAACACATTGAGATGTAATAACGTTACTGCGGCGATTGGAGGGGCAAACGCACCAACACTTGAAGAAGTAAGAAATATGGTCTCATATAACTTCTCAGCACAAAATAGAGCGGTCACAATAAATGACTACGAATCAATTATTAGAACAATGCCTTCTCAGTTTGGGGCACCTGCAAAAGTTGCGATTACTGAGGAAAACAACATGATAAAAATAAAAATGTTATCTTACGACACAAGTGGTAATTTAACTGATACAATATCAAATACTTTAAAAAGTAATGTTGCAAGTTACCTATCAAATTATAGGATGATTAACGACTATATTTCAATTGAAAGTGCAAACCCAATTGACTTAGCGGTTAATGTTGATGTTGTGTTAGATGCTAGTCAAAATCAAGGGGCAATTGTGTCTAAAATTATTGATATTATCACAACGTACTTTAGTCCAACATCAAGACAATTGGGTCAAAATGTTGTTGTGTCAGAATTAAGAAGATTAATCCAAGCGGAAAATGGAGTAATAAGTATTTCTGATATGGAATTCTTTAATAAAGTTGGAGGTCAATACTCCTCAAATCAAACATCTCAAAAATATTCGGACCCTGCAACAAAACAAATACAGTTAATTGCAGACACAATTTTTGCAGAACCAACACAAATCTATCAAATTAGATTCCCTAACAAAGACATCAATGTTAGAGTTATCAATTTAAGTACGGTTAATTTCTCCTGATAATTTATTTTTTTTTAATTAGAACTATTTTTTGAAAATAGGAAATAAACTATTTATCAAAAAAGACTTTAATGCCGAAATCATATAGAATAAGGACCCAAGTAGGTGTCGACAAATACATCAACGTAAAGTTAGATCAAGATTTTGAATCTTTAGAGATCCTATCTTTAAAAATAAATCAATCAGATCTTTATATGAAGGTGTGTTCTGACTATGGGGTTATAGTTGGTAGGGTTGTTGTAAACGGTGGTTTTGGGTTACCAAACGCTAAAGTTTCCATATTCATACCGTTAAGTCCAGAAGATGAGTTAAACCCAACAATATCTGAATTATATCCATATAAAACTTTATCCGACAATAATGATGATGGTTATAGATATAACCTATTACCTCATGACCCATCATATAGTGTTCATGTGGCGACAGGGACATTTCCAAATCGAGAGGAAGTATTAATAGATCAAACTTACATTGAGGTTTATGACAAATATTACAAGTATACCGTTAAAACAAATGATAGTGGTGATTATATGATATTTGGAGTTCCTGTTGGAACTCAAACTGTTTTTATGGATGTTGATTTATCCGATATTGGATGTTTCTCATTAACACCACAAGATTTAATTAATGCAGGACAAGCGACTGAAACACAAGTTAATGGATCAACGTTTAAAAAGTCATCTAATTTAAGTGAATTACCACAAATTAAAACATTAAATAAAAATGTTGATATTTCTCCTCTTTGGGGTCAAGAAGATATTTGTCAAATAGGTATTACTAGAGTTGATTTTGATTTAACCAATGATGCAAACGTAACAATTAGACCTAATGCAATTTTAATGGGGTCTCTTATTTCTACAACTAACGATGATGCCCTTAAAACAAATTGTAAACCAAAAAACAATACAGGTAACTTATGTGAGTTAATTGCGGGACCTGGTCAGATATTATCTATTAGACAAACAATATACCCTGACAAAAATAATTTACCTCTTCTTGAAGAACATAAATTTGAACAAGATGGGAAGATTATAGATGGTGATGGTTCATTTTTAGCAAATGTTCCAATGAACTTGGATTATATTATAACAAATGAATTTGGAGAACAAGTAATATCTAACGACCCAACAAAAGGAATACCAACAAAAGGAAGATATAGGTTTAAATTTAAATGGAGTAACGAAGGTGGATTACAAAACGAGTTCCAACGAGCAAATTTTTTAGTACCAAATATTAAAGAACATGGTTGGGTGTCAAGTAGTACGGATCCATTTGATCCAAGTTCGACAACACCATTTTCTATTATAATGCCATCGACATTTCCTATTAATCCTCCGCAATATACGGGATCAACAATTGCGGCAACTGATGGAGGACTTTTATTTGATGATTCAATTAATAGTAAAAACTTCACAATTTACATTGATAGTGGTAGTGGACCACAACCTTATTATGGTGATATTACTGTTATACCTGTTAATGCTGGTGACATTATTTTAGCGGTTTCAGAACCAATAGATGATACACAACAACAAGAAGTTAATTTTACTTTTTATCCTCAGAATTATTTTGATTTATTAAGATCATATACGTTTAGTTTAGATTGGGATGACTATGTTGACCCTTTATCTGCAATTAATTGTGAGGATACATTTTATGAAATGAACTATAATAAAGTTTATACGACCGCAATGTTTCTTGACAGGTACAAAAATGGAGTTTCAAGGGCAAGACACTTAGGTATAAAGGAAATTGATAATAGAACTTGTAAATCGACGGTTAATACATTCCCATCTAATGATATAGTTAGAAATTTTGATTTCATATTTTTCATATTCAATATACTAATAAATGTTTTAACATTTCCTTTATTAGTGTTATTATTTGTTGCTCACTTTATTGCGTGGGCATGGCCTGTTTTAAAGTACCTGTTAATCGTTTTAGGAATCTATTTCGCTTATGATGCTATAAGGGATATGATTGATTGGATAAACTCGTTAATTGAGGTATTTGCATTTGCACCGTTAGGTGGTCCTGTAATTAATTTTGGTTTGATATTAAGAATTACGGCACAAGCATTATCATTTGTGTTTAGATTGGCCTTATCAATAGCGTTCATTGCGTTCACAATAAAATTTCTACTTAAGATAAAAAACTTCCCAAGAATTGGGTTACCTATGATATCTTACCCTGAGTGTACAAGTTGTGATTGTGATTGTGGACCGGCAACTTTGGAAGATGACATTGATGCAAACTCAGTTAGTGATTCAATTGCCGAACAACAATCAGACACAGTTGACGTTCAGCTTGGTCAAGCAAACGGATTTTTAGCACCTGTTAATACACCGGCATCATATAATGTTATTCACCCTAATAGTCAAAATAACCCAATTGAGGATCAAATGCAACGTAATAGAGGTCCATTTTGGAATGGACCTTGTCTTGATGGTGCTACAGATTCATGTGATGATTGTGGTGTACCATCATTAATTACTGCGGCAATGCAACAAGACATAACTCCTGAAGTTGCAGCAAGAGGTATTGTTGACTATCAAAGGATGTTCTCAGGTTATGATATATTAAGTTCAACAGGTGTGGTAGGTCAAACTACTATTTTTACTGATGAATTTGCGTTATACCACGCTCCACAACCATTCACATTTGCGGCTTGGGATAATGGGGGTAATGACCCAAGAAACTGGGGATTCCCAACTAAAGAAACTTTCCCACAAAAATTAAATGAATTTAATACGAGAGATAAATATTTTGGGACAAATGCCCCAAATAGAATTAAAACTTATGTTAATCAATCTTTGGGTAATCTTAATTTTGAGGATCAAATTATTGTTCTTTTGGCTAATCCTGGAACAAAAGATCAAATGCAAGTTGGAAAACCAATTAGTTTTAATGACCCATTATTATCTAATGGTTACGTTAATTTAACGGGAGGAACATTAAATGAATTTGGTAATAATGCAATTACGGGTACCACAATAACTGGAACAACATCAATAATTGTTAATTATGCGGATTCTTCAAACATTAACAGTGTGACACCTATTACTGTAAGTATTATTATTAATCAACCAATCATCACAAATGTTGCCGCATCAACACCAAATAGTGAAACTAGTTATTTGCAGTACCCTACTGATGTTGAATATTTTCAGATGATAACAGGTATGACGGCATCTGATTTCTTTGCTTTAAGTGGAACTGCATCGGGTACATTACCAACAAGTTCATTTTTAAAACATAGAATTAAATTTATATATTGTTGTGGTAGTAGTTATAATACAGAATATGATGCGGGTGAGGCTTTTACTCAAATGACAAATTATGAGAATTTTGAAATTATCATACTAAATAGGGGTGTTGACGTACATACCGCACCACAAAAAATTAAATATGATTTATCAAGAATATTTGGTCAAGCATTTGGTAATGTTATAACACCTGAAGGTGATTACTATTTAAATGTGCCAATACAACCAACAGGATTAAAACCTGCTAGTCATAATACCGCAACAAATAGTGCGACTAACCTGTATTTTCCTTCGTATAATTTTAATATAGGACCTGCAGTTGGGGCCAATCCTAACTACACGGCATTTACCTCAAGTTATCCTTATTATTACCTCTCAACGGATGACCTTAGTGTTGTTATAGATTATACTCCTGTTACTGGTTGGCAAGGATTAAATTTTTTAACAACAAGTTCCCAAAGGACAATATTGTCTATTAGTAATTATACATTACCAAGATCAACTTCCGACTA